GTTATCAAATATCTTGTTATTTCTTTTAGTAGCAGGTAGATTAAATGCCTTAGAATAAGATTGTACTTTTTCTGCTACGTTTTTAAACTCATCTACACTTAATGTAAGTGGTATGTCTTCCATTTCATATAAGTCTACAATTACTTCACCTGTTGACAAGTCACTTATTGTTTCACTAGGTCTTTGTGTTTTAGGTATAATAGATATAGAATCTACAGTCAATAAAGAACCATCCCAATCAAATAAAATAGTATCACTTGTAGAATTAGCAGTAAATGTTGCTGTTATTGTTCCTGTTGGAGAATTATAAACTGTAGAACTTTGTAATACTGTTCCTGTATAAAGTCGCATAGTTAATGTTCCAGGATTTACTGTGCCTAATACTATAGTTACTTCATAAGTCGTACCTATTGTAAGATTTGATAGTTTTTGTATTACTCCTGTACCTGCATTTGTTGAAGGACTATATACTAAAGCCCCTGAAATTTCAGCAGGTATAGTAGATACTGTATTTCTATATCTTGCCCAAGTATTTACAGCAATAGATGAATAGTTGTCTATAGCATCTTGCATAACAAGACTAGGACTTGCTGAAGAAACAAAACTAGAAGAAATATTTAATGTACTAAAGTTTTGCCCATCTATTAAGAATTGATTAGGATTATTGCTAATAGCATTACTGCTACCATTATAACTTTGTGGATATACTATTAATTGTACAGACATTATATTGCTTGTGTTCTTAGTGTTTTAGTTTTTTCTACTTCAAAAGTATATTGTATTAATTTATCATTTGCAACAGTCTTTCTTGTATAACTTGTTGTTGTAAGTCTAACAGGTGTTACATATTGATTTAATGCAGACCCTGTACCATCAGTTTGTCCTGTTTGTCCTTTTAAAATATATACTTCTGGACTGTTTATTAATTCCTCTAACCATATAGACTCTGACTCAGTAATGTAGTCAGTATTCATACTTATTCTTTCAGTAGAATTTACTCTAAATGTTTTCTTACCACCTTTAAAAGAATCTAGTCTATATCTGCTTTCATTCCAACTACCCTCTAACTGATTATATGTAGTACCTTGTGTAGTTATACTTTTAGTAGATTTTTTAGTAAATGTGTAATAATCCCACACCCCATATTGATTTAGCCAACATAGTCTTATACTTTCATAGCCTTTTAAATCAGGACAATTTACCTTTATAGTATATGCTGATGCTATTTGTGTAGGTGTGCTAGTATAAACCACAAGACCTATTTCACCACCCTGTATAGTACCTGCTGTTACTAATGCTTTGAATGTCGGACTCCAATTTTGTAAATTTCCTGGAAAACAACCAAAGTACATTATATTCATACCTATATAAGCATTAAAATTATCATAAGCGCCATTTGCTGTAGTTCTATCTATTTGGTCAGTACCTATAGTAGACCCTGCACTATTCTTATAAGTTAAAGTAATATGAGATATATCACTTAATGCAGTATTAAATGCTTTTGGAGTAAACATAGCAACAGTACCATAATCTTCTACATTAGCATATTGTATAATAGGAGCATTACTTAACAATTTATCTTTGCTGCCTATCAATAAAAAATCATCACTCATATCAAACCCAAAGTTAGAGCCTGATACATCTAATACATCTGCATAAGTCAAATAACCATTAAATATTTGAAACAAACTACTATTTACTGCTTCTACTTGTACTAACTGATTTGTAGTTGTATCAAAGTATTCAGTCTTAAATTGTATCACTAAATATCTCATTAGATTTACATTACCTGAAAACTTGTCTATTAAGTGTAATGGGTGTCTTTTATCATCAGTAGTAGTTTCACCTTTATATGTACTATTTATTCTAGCCATATTATCTGCACTTACATAATTCTCTATTACTGAACGTAAGTTAAATATACCTACTCCTGCATTGTTAGGCGTAGTCTTGAATTTACCTACAACATCATCTGCTACTGCTGTGTTAGGAGAAAAGGTATTACTAATATGTACTTCTGCTTGAAACTTTACCCTAGTTTTTGTTGATACTATATTGCTGTTTGAAACCACAAATATAACATCTTGACCTACAGGTGTTTGTGTATATAGTGGTTTTTGTTCTATTATTGTCGCCATTATTTTAAGTCTTTTGTACTATCTTTAATACTATTTGTTACGTCTTTTGCTACCATACTTAGTAACTGTTCACCAAATCTTCTAAACGCTAACTGTAAAGGTCTTTGAAAGAAACTAATTCCTTTTATACCATCTCTTTTTATTTTTCTTGCTATTAGATATGCTAATGATTTTCTAGTTATACTTGTAAATTGACCTTTTACATTCCTACCTTTTATACCTCTAGCACTAATCCACTTTTCTATTATTGAAGACGGTGGTTGCTTTGTTGTATATTTATAAGGACTAGGAATTACTTTGCCTTCATAATTCTTAAAACTTTGTGTCTTACGATTACCTGAAACACCTTTATCTACAAATGTTCCATAATCTAACATATAGAAATTTACTGTAAACCCATCACTATCACTTTCAATGTCAAACTTGATAGAGTTATATAAATCTTTGTTTACATTCTTTTTGCCTTTAGTAAGATTTGTTCTTGACTGTTGAACAATATATTTACCAAAAGAATTTAAGTATCTTTCTATATTGTCTGTATTCATTATACAAGACCTGCAAATATTTCTACTTGTACATCAGTTGTTGCTGATGGTCTTACTTGTACTGTTACTAAGTCTTCTAATGTAGGAAAAGCAGGTGTTGTGTCTTCTTCTGCTATTGCTGCATTTTCTGCTTGAAATAATACGTGTGAGCCACCTGCTCTTACAGTAACTTGATAGTTAGTGTTAGTAGTTACAAATGCTACTATAACATCTTGGTCTGTGCTAAGATTACTTATACGAAAGTATTTACAGTTTTCTACATCTAACGCTCCTGCTGCTCCGTGTGGTGTAGAATTAAATACTGCTACTGTTGTTGTATTAGAATGCGCACAAGTTAATATACGTTCAAATACATCTACTACTCCCGTAGTTGTTAATACATTTGATGAGCCTCTAACTGCTCCATTTAAAGTTACTGTTTCTGTGATTGTTGTTACTAAGTCCGCCATAATTATTTGTTTTTATCTATTTGTTTTAATTTATTTATTGCCCAATTTACTCCACTACTACCACCCCAAGCATCCCACATTAATCCTCCACAACCTTCTGAATATGGTACATCTTTATTTTGTTGATGTCTTTTAAATGAAGCCATTCTTGCTATTGTATCTCTGCTTATAGGTTTTCTGTCTGCTAATTGTGAACTACGTGTCCAACCTACTCTTGTACCACAATCACTACCATTTTCTTCTTTCCATTTTCTTGCTCTTTTAGCATTGTTAGTTGCTGCTTGTGGGTAGTCAGTATAAGATTCTAAATTTATACTAATTGCTTCTAGTTTTTCTAATACATCTTCGTAATTCATAGTTTTATTGTTATCTTAAAAAATCCTATCTCTATTCTATATTTGCCTATCTTAAATTTCATTACTCTCCTGCTCCTCCACTTGATGCAGGTATTATACAAGCATCAAAGTCATTTTGTACTAATATTCCTAAACTAAAAACCCAACCTGTTAATTCATTATCAAACCTTTCAGTAAATGGCTCTAGTGTTTGTTGTCCTTGTAAAAAGTATAATGGGTTATTTACATCACCATCAGTTGATTGATATAAACTGTGTCTAAGCATTGATATTATATCTACTGATATTTGTAGACAGTCACTTAACACTTGTTGTTCACTACTTAGTCTTTCTGCTGACTGATAATTAGCAGTTGTCCAATCTTTCTTTTCAGTTACTAAGTCACATATAAATATTTGAAAATTATATATTAGACCACTATCTTGTGTTGTTACATTAACAGGATTAATGTGCATAAGAGCAAACTTTTCCATTTTCTCTAAGTTAATATCAAATATATCACCTGTTGTAACTGTTGCTATTTGATGATGTTTGTCACCTATATTCTTTAAAGTGTTTATTACGTTATTATACGTTTTATTTGCTATCATTAGTTTTTACTTTATTTTGTAAATTTAAATCTACTTCATACGTTAACCAAGTTAAGCATTCTAATAAATTTAATTTTGTTATTCTTTCTAAGTTTACTATCTCACCATTTGTCAATCTATACATCACACCGAACCAACCCCATTTATCTGCGAAGGATTCAGTTGCTAATGCTTCATCATTTCCTTCAGCCGCTGCATCAAATACAATGGTAAAATCTTTGACAACTCTTTGCCGAAAGTCCAAAAAAAAACCAATGCACTTTGCACTTGCTCTGCTGACATTTTCTTAAACCTTTCTGCTCTTATCCTTATATTACCATCATAAGCCTTAATAGAATATACATCATCTTCCTTTTCTAATATTGGTCTAAATAAAACAGCCATTATTTCTGGTAAATGCTTTTCTAATCCATTCTTTATAAATGTTTCAATATCTGCATATTCACCTAATGTTATTTCATTTAAATCAGGTATAAATCCATATTCTTGTCCTTCTACCTCAACTATCTTTTTTAAAGAACTACTTGCTTCCTTTTGAACTTGTGCTAATTTCTCCATTATCATAGCAACATCTTTTACTGATAATTCCTTTACTAATTGTCTAGGAATATTAGATAATGTTACTATTGTTTCTTCTGCTTCCTTTGTCTTACTGCCTGTTTCAAGTTCTATAAGTTTCAGCCACTTATCCATAGTGACATCTGCCCATTTACTTATTAATTTGTAGTTTTTAGTCTTACCTTCTTTCTTGATATTGACTTTCATAATATATAATAGAAAAAGTTGATATTTAGTTTATTGTACATAGTATCTACCAAAGTTACTGTCTATCTCATAGAACATTCTCATTGCTAATGCATCAGAATAATCAGGAGAACGTCCTAAAATAGCCTTTACTGTATCTTTTGGTATTATTTGTAGTTTGTTGTCTTTGTCTGCATCTTTTGTTCTGACTTGTTCTAATTCTTCTATAATATGTTGTTTTACATTTACATCAGAACAACTTATGCCTAATTGACCTTTGTTGATTAAGTCTGCAAGTTTATAGTAACATTGTGTTTTTAAGTTTTGATAATTCTCATTTTTTAAAGCCTTAGAATTATTTACAAATCCTTTACAACGTAAATAGTCTTTTACACCTCCACCTACTCCATCTTCATCAACGATTATATTTCTTAAATTGACCTGATTTTCTTGTTGTAATTTCTTAATCTCGTCTACAACATCATTTACAGCCGATTTAAGCAACGTTCTCACATAAGTAATATGTAACCCTTTCCAAAGCATTATAACTGTTCTATCGCTTCCAAAACGTGCTACATCACAAGTTATGTATTTTTCACCATCTGTTCCTCTTTGACTAAAAAGACTGACTATTGAATTATAATCTATTAAATTATCATCACTTACATCATATTCCCAGTTACCAAATAGTAGTCTTTGCTTACTCAATTCATCTAATTCAGATAATTGCTTTTCATAATGCTTAGATATATAAGTATTATCTCCTACTAATGATTGAATAAATTTTCTATATGGTTTTAATGTTCCATCTTTAGCAGGTTTATAATAAGATGTATATACCCAATTTTTAGCAGGATTACAAGTCATTAACATAGATGGCTTTAAATTGTTCTCATCTAATTTATACCTTAGTCTTGATGCTACTATATTCTTTGCTTTTTCTGTTATTTGATTTGCTTCATCTATAAATGCTGCTGTAATTTCTAATGAACCCAAATTATCAAAATTAGGGTCTGATGGATATAAAAATAAGTCTTTTAATATTATTTCTGAACCATTATAAAATGTAATAATATTAGAATGTCCATTAAATGTATAATCTCTTCCTGATTCTAATTTCCAATATGCACAAACTTCAAAGAAAGTATTTAATGTTGTCTTTTTAAGTGAGTCTAATTTACTTCTACCCATCAAGTATCTTGTCTTAGGATAATTTAAACACATTATGATTAAATAACTTACTCCTATCCAAGACTTACCACCTCCTGCTGCTCCTCCAAACAATACTTCTTTTGTATCATTATCGAATAAATACTTTAAACATTGCTTCTGAGTTTGAGTAAATTCAGGTTTAATCTCCAAGATTGATGTTAATTTTGATTCTTTGCTCATCTGATGTTATGTCTAATTTATTAGTTTCATTCCAACCTAACTGTGTTTTTGCAGCGTGTAAAACTACTGATGGTACTTTGTCTTTTACACATTCATAATATTTAGACTTTATAAAATCATTTGCTATATTTTGTATATCAGCTACATCTTTAGCAAATTGTTCGTCTTCTTTTAACCATTTATAATAATTAGTCCTAGAAAGCTCTGTTGTCTTTAATGCAGTTGTAACTACTCCTAGTGATTTTTCTAATGCTTGTAGCATTCTTTTTTTGTTGATTTGTGTTCTATTTTGTTCCATTTTGTATATATCTAAATGCTGCTGTTATTCTATTTTTTGTACTTGTTTTATTAAATCCTACCATTTTTTGCTTACCTGTATTTCTTCCAAAAAAGTAGCATTTCCAATTTTTATGTCTTTTTAATGAGAAAATTAAACTTGGAGCAGATGTAGTTATTCCCATTATATATTTTTCAGTAGTATATTTCTTTGCTATAAAATCTAACAATCTTCCTCCTATTCCAATTCCCTGATAATCAGGTAGTATTACTAATCTATGTACTTTTTTCAAATTAGGTACTTTATTAGGTAAATGTAATATACTTATAAATCCTGCTATTTGTTCATTAACGTATGCTACATAAGTATGTGCTGCATTGTTATGACTATGGCTCAAATAGTGGTGTTTAGCAAATATTCTCCATATTGACTTATCTCCTGTTTTGAATATTTCAAATTTAACTTTTGGTCTATTTTTTTTTTGCCCTTCAAGTATTTGAAAGGTCATACTATCAGTATTAAATACCCAATCAGGTAATAGCCAATCTTGTACATCGTGATGACAAGTAACAGCAATAAATTGTTTGTTTGATTTTCTTATCGCTTTTTGCATAGCATAAGAACCTATTTTTGCTACATTTCTGTCTACAACTGATGTAAATTCGTCAAATACTATTAATTTATCTTCTTTTAATAATGCATTTGCTAAGTCTACTCTCATTTTTTGACCATTAGACAAAACTGAATAAGGTTTTAACCAACTTGGTGGTGAACTGAAGCCTACACTATTAAATATTTTTGTAATATCATCTACTGATGCTGTTTCAGGCATATCATCTAATATAGTTTCTGCTTTATAATCAAAATTAGTAACATAAGCATCTTTGAATAATTCTTTTGCTATTGTTGTTTTTCCTGTACCACTATTACCAACTATTAATCCTATTTTCCAATTTTCAGGCATATCTATACTACCTTTAAAATGTTCTTTTATATGTTCAGTTTGTAAGTCAAACTTACCCATTACTGAAGAAACTCTAAAAGTCTTTTTAGGTTTGCTTTGTCTTAGAATGTCAAAATTCGGCATTTGTATCCTTTTTTAATTAATTCATTATATACTTGTTCTTGTTCTCTTTCTGATGTTAATTCTATTTCAACTCTATATTCTTCAGAAATATTATCTGATATATCATTTACATCACTATTGTATTCGTCATCTTTATTTTCCCAAACATCTAACCCCCATTCAGCAAGTTGTACACTATCCCATTCATTAGCCAACATATCCCATTCCCATTCTCCAAAATTTACATTGTCTTTTACTATAAATTCATCTTTTTGTTCTGATGTTAATCCTTCAGCAATATCTATCCATACTTCAGACAAACCTGCGTCTTTACTTGCTTTTAATCGCATATTACCACCTAATACCATCATATTTTCATCTACTATTATTGGTCTTAACTTTAACATCTCAGGAAACTCCTTAATAGACTTTACTAATTTTTTAAATTTTTCATTTTTAATAATTCTAGGATTATTAGGATTGCCTTTAATTTTATATAACTTAACTTGTTGTTTCATAATATATAATAGATTTTATCGTTATTTATTTAGCATTCTTCTTGTTATGCTGTTTTCTAATCTTCTTTCAAATTCTGCACTAAGTATATCTCTTATTATCTTTTCACTTGCTTTAAACTTTTGCTGCATATATTTAGAACTATTAGTGTGTGGATTATTAAAGTAATATTGTACTACATCTTTACTTAGTTGCTCTAATTGTTCTGGTGTTCTTTTATTTGGTCTCATATTAATCAAATGATTCGTTAATACCTCTTTCTCCACATAGTTTTTCTTTTGCACTTTTCCACATATTATCTCTCTTTTTGCTTAATGTAGGCTCTGTTCTTATTAGATTAGGAAAGCCATCAAAGTCTTTTTCTAGTTCTTGCATATACTTACCACAACTACATAATGCTTCTTTAGTTACCCATCTACCTTCTCTTAGTACAATCGTTGCCTTTTGTAAGTCTTTAGTTTCTTGACAGCAATTACATATAAATCTAATCATTGTTTATTATCTTATCTAATTCAAAGTGCAGGTGGTTTATTGCTTTACGTATATCTTCTATACCACCATCATTATGTTTGTTCTTGCTTCTTAATAAATAAGTAACTGCTGTTCCTATATTATAGGACAAATCAAAGTTACTTACTACATCTTTAGCCATATAGCCATTCTTTCCTTTATAGTATTTTGGTATATCTTTATCTTTCATCTTTTATTACTTTTTTAAAATATATTTTGTGTTCTGGTTTATAATTGTCAAAATTAGCGTGGAATTTACCTTTTCTATAGCCCATATTAAAACCTTTGTACCAACCTATAGCAAAAGTTATAAATGCTATCATTATTGTGTATATCATATCTTAGTGTATTTAATATATAGTTTTTTTATTGCATCATAAGCAGTAGACAAACAAGAGCCGCAACTTGTTCTAGGATTATAATTAGATGCTGTTATAGTGTTGTATAATTCCATCATTCTTATTTTTGCATCTTGTCCTTCTGCTACTCCTGTTTTTAAATACTTCCAAATGTCTAGTATTTCATCTATTAGTTCTTGTGGTAAGTCTTCAGGTATTTCTATTACTGTAGTTTTATTCCAAAACTTCTTTGGACATTCCATTGGAGCCAATCTACACTTGATACGCATAAAACATTTACAAATTCCGCAACTTCCTGTAGGTTTAAAGTAATAATCACAAGCCTTACATATAGCAAGTCTATCTTCATATACTTCTTGTGATGTAAAAAACTTATTCAAACCTAAAATAATTTATTTTGTTCAACATTATTTTCTTTTACAATATTTAAAGCTCTATTTAATATATGTAAACCTAATTCAGAATTTACTGCATTCCTTTCTTCTATTGTTTTTTTACTTGCTTTTTGTCTATTACCATTCATTCTTCCAATATCATCTTTAGGTTGTTTTATTTTTGGTATAATAAAATTTGCCCATAAATAATGTCTACCTATATGCTGCGGTTTTATTAAAGGTTCGTAATAACTTTTTACATTTTCTACACAATATTTACCTTTATAAAAATGCTTTAAAAAAATTATTTCTTGGTATAATTTCATATCAGGAAACCTTATAACTCCCTGAGCATTTAAAAAATGATTTGTTATAGAATGAGTAGGACAAGGAGGAGATGACCAAATAAAATCAAAATCTTTGTAATTTTCTAATAAATATTTATGAGCATCTTCTACTAAAACTTTATCATTAGGAAAAAGATTTTTATATGTGTTTGCTCTTTTTTCATCATATTCTACAGCTGTTATTTGATGATTATTTCCCCATAATCTTCTATTACCACCTATTCCTGCATATAAATTAAGAATTTTCATCTAACTCTTCTTTTATTATTGTTCTTACTTTGTCTATTGTCGTAAACAAACTATTTCTACTTATTTTAGTCTTAGCAGCCAAGGAGTCAAGCGTATTACCTTCATAGTAATACAACTTGAATAACTCCCTATCATACCAACTGTCTAACTTGTCTAATACTACGTCTATCTTCTCCAACTTATCTTGTTTTTCTTTTTGTATATAATCTATTTCATTAGGCATATTGTATATACTTTTATGAAAGTTATTATGTGTTGCTGATGTCTGATAATTAACACCTACAAGATTTGTATAATACTTTCTATACTTATAATAAAAAGGACTTCTTGTACTTGTTAATGCTCTGCGTAAAACGACTGCTCCATATCTTGTTATACCATCTATACCATCTGCATCATAAATCTTTTTAATAGTTTCAGGATTCATCTGCAAATAACACATAGTTCTAAACTTGTCGCCTAATTTTGATATTTCTATATATATCTTATTCATTTATAGGTTCTAGTTTTTCTATCTTGTCTACTACGTCTTGTACCATATCGTTCAAAAGTATTCTATACGAATGTATTGCCTTAGTATTTCTTTTTGTTTCTATTCCTGCAAAATATCCATTAACCATTAATGATAAGTTTATAGGCAATATCATAAGCCAATCCCAATAGTTATTTTCTCTGACTCCTTTACCATAGTTATTATGATATTCTATCAATACATCTAAGACCTGTGCAAAACTTTCATACCTATTTTCTGAACTTACTTCTCTTACAAAGTCTTTTACCATATACAAGTAAGCATCTACTATTACTTCGTGCTGCTTATTACAATATATTGGTTTTCTCATTTGGTAAATATATAAAAAAAACTATTCTAAATTTTTTTCTTTTTTTAAGTTATTAACAAGTGCTTTGTAATATCTTATGTCTTCTTCATAGTCTACTCTAGTCATTTTTAAAGTCTGTTTAGACAATACGTGCAAATCAAAAGATGTACTACTACCATATTTAGCATCTAAGTTAAGTCCAAATGTCCATTGTTCACCTTGCTTAAACATATTACAGCCTACGCATTGTACTTGACAATTCTCTTCATTCCATCTGGTAGCCTGATGTTTCCTGCTTTGAAAGTGTCCGTTTTGCATACCTTCTTTATAGTACCTGACTACTCCACAAGTGAAGCACTGACACATTCCGTATTCGTTAGCTTCTCTAAGTCTAATGTAAAGACTGAA